CTTCTCGATCGGCCGGCCCCACTGGTCGGTCAGTCCCTTGAAAAAATCCGCCATCATGACCTCCGGGAATGATGAGCGAGCGCGCGACCGCGCGCCGGCCGTGGGCCGCCCCCGCGGAGAGCCAGCGCCGAAAGGCGCGGTGCGGCTCGTGAGCGAAACAAAGTCATTCAGAAACCTCCTCTAACGCCTGCGCCCAGGGGCGGCGTCCACCAGCCGCGGCGGAAATCTTCGTCCTCGCCAGGGTCGTCAAAGCGCTTTGCCTGTTGCGAGGGCGTGGCCGGAGAGACCGGCCGGTAGTCATGGTCAGCCTGGCCTTCGGAGGCCGCATGGATGCCGAGAAACGCCGCCCAGGTCCGGTCGGCATGGTCGTCGTCGCGCTCGGCGACAAAGCGCGGCGCGCCAGTGGCCGAAGCAACCTTTCGCAGTTTGTGCAAATCTGCGCGCAGTTTCGCGTCACCCATGGTGATGCGCACGCGCCGGTCCTCGAACGCCTCCTTGCCGGCCGTCGCCATCACCAGCTTGTTCGGGCCGGTAAACAGCACGCCCTCGATGCGGCTGCCGTGGCGGGTCTGGGCGTCTTCCACCACCTTCTCGCCCATACCGGTCTGGTCGATACAGGCGCGCACCACCCGGTAGCGCTCCATCACATCGTCAAAGGCCGCATCCATCGAAGCAAAAGTCGCGCGCTTCTGCTCGATCCGCTCACGCTCCCAGAGCACGTCGCCGACCAGTTCCCAGACCCAGATGACGTGCAGATCGTTGCGCCGGCCGATGTCACGGCCGACATAGCAGGGTCCGCCCTGGTAGAGGTCCGGATCGCCCGCGCGCTCGTCCTCGACCGAGGAGATCAGCTCGTAGGACAGCCAGGCGGAGGCCTCGTCGAGCCATTTGAGTTCATATTCCTGCGCCCAGGCGTCTTCATCGGCCAGGCCCTCGCGCAGCTCCTCGATATCGCGCGGCAACCCGTCGGCGACGGCGCGGTAAATGTCGACTTCGTGTTTGGACCAGCGGTCGCCGTCAGCGGTCATCAGCTCGTAGAACTTGTTGCCCTTGCCATTCGGCGTCGAGGTGATCCGCAGTTTCCAGCCCGCCGAGATCACCGGAAACAGCGCCTTCCAGATTGCGCCCGAATCCTTGTGAAAGGCGAATTCGTCGAGAAAGACATTGGCCGAGAAGCCGCGCGCCGTGTCGGGATTGGCAGGCAGCGCGGTGATCTTGGATCCATGCGGCAGATCCACCTCCATCGCCCGGTAGGAGCCTTCCTGACCCTGCCAGTCATATTCATGCGCCTCGATCGCCAGATCATAGGCCTTGGCATGCAGCTTGACGCCCTCATTCATCGCCTCGCGCGCCTGGCGTTCGCCGCGCGACAGGATCACCCAGCGCTGCCTCCGGCCGGCGAGTGCTGCGGCAAAACAATCGTCGACCACCTCAAGCGTCGTGGTGAAGGTCTTGCCGGTCTGGCGGGCGAACATGCCTATTTTGAAGCGCGCCGGATCGAGCATCCATTTGCGCTGGTAGCCATAGAGCGGAACCGCCGGCGACGTCATGATTCGAAAATTCCGTAAACGTCCTCGCGAATGCTCTTGAGCACAGCCGCACCATCGGGCCTTTTGTTTTCGGTGAGCGCTGTTTCCGCAGCGTCAAACACCTCATCCATTTTCTTCCGGGTCGCCGCGTCGTGCTTCGCCCGGTTGTCGGCGCTTGAACGCTGTGCGTTAAGCAGCGCGCGCAGCGCGTTCGACATTTCCATGATTTCCTTGGGCTTGGCGTCCCGTGAGGCGATGAACTTGTAGATCGCCGTCATCAGCATCTGGACCAGGAACAGCGTCAATTCGTCGGTGTCGCCCGGTCCGTATTCCCTGGCGAATGCAGCCGAGATGATCCGGAATTCGCTGGTGTCGGCAAACACAAGGCGTTTTTTCAGCGCATAGCGGCCAAAGGCTGATTTGGAGATCGGACCATGGCCGATAACCTCAAGCCGGTCGTTGAACTCGAACAGGATGTCGCTGTCGGTGCGCTTGCCTTCTTCGAGCGCGTTGATCGCCCACAGGATGTCGCTGGTCGCCGCCTCAGGCAGCAGGTCGATTGATGAAAGCGCGTGCCTGCCGCTGTCGCGCCGCGCCCTGCGAGCCATCTTACGCCTCCGGCGACGGGCGGGCGACCCCATCGATGACCGAGCGCCGCTCGACATGATCGAGCCCGGCGCGGGTGATCGCAGCGATGCGCATGGTCCCGGCTTCGGCTATCGTGACCGCGCCAAGTTCTTCCAGTTTGGCGATCTGGGTCCGCACCCATTCGCGCGAGCGGCGATGGCCGAAACTGTCCAGCACCGAGGTCAGGATCGTGTCGTTAAGACGACCGGCGGTTTGGGCGGCAAGCTCGCGCAGGATCACCAGCCGGGCGTCGGCTGCCAGATGTTCCTCATAGCCCATCTCACTTGCCCTCCTTCATCAGGAAATCCTCGACTCTTCGAACCGTCCGCGAAATCCCGTTTAGGCTTTCGTCCAGCCGGCCCACCGTGCCGCCGAGTTCGGCCAGCGCCAGCTTTAGATCGTTGACGTCATCCTTGGCCGGCAGATGCTTGAGTTCGCCCTCGATCGCCTGGATGCGCAGCGCGTGATTGGCCAGCGTCGCATCGACGCTCTTGAGGTGCTCTTCATTGACCTTCGAGCGCGAGGTGATCCAGGCATAGATGAAGCCGCCGACCGAGATGGCGAGCGCGGCAAGCCCCAGCCATTCCTTGAGCTCGTTCACCACAGGCCACCCTTCCGGCCCTTGACGGCTTCCGCGACGCTGCGGCCCAGCTCCTTGATCGTATGGCCGCCCATATAGAGGCCGATGAACCAGCTGGTCAGCGTCATCAGCACGGTGAGATCAATCGGTTCGATCGGCTGCGCAGCGGCGCGGTTGATGACCGGCAGAACAATGATGCGCCAGATCCAGAAGGCGGCGAGCAGATACATCCAGCCCCAGCGCCAGGCGGACTGCCAGAGGCCTTCCCTGGTCTCGGCCTGCAGCAGCGCGAACTGGCCTTCCAGCCCGGCCGCGTAGACGGCGATCAGCTCCGGCGCTTCCGCTTCGGCCTGTTTGATCGCGGTTTCGAGCCTTGGCCGGTCGATCGCCGGCAGGTCGGCAGGCTCCGCGCCGGCTTTTTCGGCAATTTTCTTGATCACCGTCTCGGCCAGCGCTCCGCCGGCAGAGCCGATCTTGGGTGCAAGGATCTTCTTGATCAGCGGCGCGCCCACCTCGGCGGCGATGCCGGCAAGGATGACCGCGAGCCCGCTCATGCCAGGCCTCCCCTGCGAAGCGTCCCTGACCCCTTCAGGGCAAGCCGTACTTCGTCGCGGTAACGCCAAGCGAGATAGACCCCGCCAACCACGAGCAACGCCAGGCTGCCGTATAACACCAGATCGCCATAGCCGGAGACGGCGGCGGCGTGATCGGCCGCGCCTGTGGCCGCACCGGCGGCGGAACCGGAAGCCCCCTTGGCGGATTTCGCCTTGAGGTCGATCACCCGCTGGAGTTGGTCGAGCGTGGCGCGGCCCATCACCCCGTCATTGTCGAGCTGCGGGTGCGCCTCCTGAAAACGCCGGACGGTCGAGCGGACCTGCTTTATGTCCTCACGCTCAGCTTCTGCCAGATAGCCGAGCTTGATCAGCCAGTCGACACCCTGTTTGAAGTCATCCTCGCCCAGCCGCCAGGCGGGCATGGCAACCGCGATCTCCTTTGGCGCGGTTGTCCGCGGCGCCTTCACCCAGACCGGCCAGCGGTTGAATTCCATGATGGTTGAGGCTTCAGCGCGGCGGCGCACCAGCCCCGGCAGGCGGCGGCCCCTGGCCGTGGTCGCGGTCACCTTCAATCGGCGTGCCGCGTCCTTGATGTCGCCGCGCACCAGCGCCTTGAACCAGGTCCATTTGGCAGCACCAAGCCCGCAATTGAACAGCATGTCGATCGCCGCGGCCTTGGCATGCGGCGTGGCGTGGCCTGCGTGTTTTTTGACCGGCTGGGAGTATTCCGCGTCAATGATCGCCTTGAGCAGGAAGAAGGCATCCCCTTCCGCGATCGTGTCGCCCAGGCGCAATTGGCGCCCATGCCGTTTGAGCCACCAGTCCTTGAAGACCTTCGAGCCCCAGGTAAAGCCGAAGCCGATGGTGATGACACCTGCCGGGCAGCGATAGGCCCTGAGCACCATGCCTTCATGCTGTCCGGTGAACACGATCAGGTTTGGATGATAGTCGAGCATTGCCTTGCTCCGGGGTCACGATCTGTGTCCGGACAATGCAATGGCCAAGATGGGAAAACCCGATGAAACGCTGTTCACCTCAGCGCTCGTCGGCGTCGAACAGATTGAGCTGGAGATGGTCCTGCCGGCCGATCACGCGGCGCACCGAAACATGACTGACGCGCATCCGTCTGGCAATCTCGAAGCGGCCAAGGCCGCGCGAGGCGAGCACCCGCATCATCCAGCTCTTGGCCACAGGGACATAGAAATTGCCCGGTCCGCCAAGCGCGTCAGAGAGCCTGATCACCCGCTCGCGCCCGAAGCGCTTGACCAGCGGATTGCGCGCGCCGGGATTGCCCGCCAGATAGATCGGCGCGCCGCCAAAGTCGTAGAGAAAATCGAAAGCATCGTCCTGGCCGAGGATCTCGACGATGGCCGCAATCTGCGCCGGCGGGCGGATACTCATCTCTGTTGTGCCCGAATGCGCGCGCCGAGCGCGTTCATCACCCTGTGCCAGTCGCGCTCCGAATTGAACTGATTGGGTGCGCTGATCCCGCCGGCTTCGCACACCGTCGGCCAGAAATCGCGCGCGCCATGTTCCGGATCGAGGATCAGGCATTGTGCCATGGCGATCCGGCAGCCGTTGCTTGGCTCCCAATCCTTCCACGTCCGCCAGTCGACGCCGCCATCGCGGGCCAGCCATGCCTTCAGCGCCTCGATCGCCTTCGAGGCGTCGTCGGAATAGTGCAGGAACCTGGTGTGATCGATGCCAGTCTGGCGCTTTACGAAGGCGAGCAGTGCCGCGTCGTCCCGGTTGCGGATCAGGCCGAGATTGTATCCGGCAATCCACAGTGCTTGCAGCTTGGGTGCATACTTGCCGTCAAGCCGCCGCCTCGACTCCGTCGATGCTGGTTTGAAACCCAGCCGCTTGAGTTCATCAATCAAGGCCTGATGTTGACTTGGTCGCATGGCGCGCAGACTGCGTTCGCCGGTCAGCCGTTCATAGAGATCGCGGGCATCATCCTCGGCAATGCCCAGCTGCTTCAGGCCAATGTGGATGGTGGCAAGAGCGGTCACTGTCTTGTCTCCAGTCTCAACGCCTCGGTGGTCAGCCGCCTCAATTCCGCCTGCAGTTCGACGCGCCGCCAGGCGTTGGGCTTGAGGGTCTGGATGCGCCGGGCAAGTTCCCGGCGGCGTGCTTGGATGTCGGAGGCCGCGCGCCACCTGAAAAGATCGATGACCCCGGTTGGGGCATGTTTGGGCGCGGTCTTGCGCATGGGCTTACGCCTTCGCCAGATCGATGGTGACCGCCTGCCAGGGAACGCGCTTGCGTTCGTAGAAGCGGACATACTCCTTCGAGCCGGTCACCCGCATCGCATCGCGGATTGCTTCCATGGCGCGAAGCCAGCGCTCGTCCTCGATCTCAAGCCGGAGCAGCATGAAGATCTCCGAGCGGTTGATCTGGCCTTGCTTGTCGGTGTTGAAGGCGCGAGTCACGATGGCGCGGATCTCGGGACGCGAGTCGGCGGACCATTCATTCAGGCATTCGTCGATCAGGGTCTTGGCAACCTGCAATTGCGGCCCGAAATCGACAAAGTCGGCCACAGCGACCGCGACCTTCATCAGCCCGTCAAAACTCTGGTAGGTGCGATTGCCCTTCTTGCCGCCCTTCCGGGTGCCGTATTCCTGTTCGAGAAGTGCGTCGAACTCGCCGATATCGGTCATGGTGTGGCCCCGGAACCGCGCGATCCGGGCCGAGAGATCGCTGGCAAACCCCATGATCTTCCGTACCGTCTCGTCTTCGAGCTTGTCCGCCGCCTTGACCATTTCGAGCGGTACCAGTGCGCCCTTGGCGTCGGCCATGTAGGGCTTTCCATTGACTTGGGTGATCCCTTCTTCGGGACGTTCTTCGAGAATGACGGCCGTGCTCATGATCATGTCCTTTGTTTGGGTGAAACGAGATTGCAGACGGCGATCGCCGTTTTTTCGAAACTCTGGCGGGCGGCGTTTTCGCCATTCGAGAACCGGTCGCGCTCAAGCTGCGTCCGAGCCTTGACAAGCGCCTCAAGAGCCTCGGTGAGTTTAGGATCTCCGCCCGTCACCAGCGGAACGTGAACTATCCCAGGCTTGGTGGCTGGGGCCGGCTCGGGCGGACCTGTCTCGGCCAGCATCATGGC